ACAAGATGAAAATGAAGAATCTTATGATTATGAATTTGGAGGTTGGTGATATGCCTAAATGCCCTAATTTCGACATTGATGATATTGTCTGCCACGACTGCTTAATACAAAATTTAGAGGAGGCAACAACTAAATATGGATATATTAATATTAATTGTAATTACAATAATAGCTTTGTCTATGCTCCTTGGGAGGCCACTCAAGATTATTATAACTCACAAGACGGAAGTCCCACCAATTACGGTCCTAGAGGAAAAAGACCCTGACAAAATTGCTAAAGAAATGAAAGAAAATGCTTTAAACATAATGGAAAAATTCAATAAGGAATGGGGTGGTTTAACAGATGACGGAGAAGAATAAAAAAGACGAGTGTCCAATCAAGGTTGAACAGCTCGACGAGTATTTCAATATTTGCAAGACCCAATATGGTCCTATTCATAAAAAGATGCGTCTGTTAGATGCTACTGATGCAGGAGAACTATGGAAAGCTATAGGAGCCAAGTTTCCTCCTTATCAGATATTACCCGATACTAACTTTGTAGCTTATGTTAAGAACAACATTCTAGCCTCATTGTATACTGTTGTGAAATCTGCCAGCCTAGTGCCTACTTCAGAACAAGATAAAGACCTTGTTTACAACCTTAACTTAGCTTTGGAGTATGTGTGGGGAACAGAAGATATAGGTTACAGACAATTCCAAGCTGGAGAACGTGCAGCCCTCCTTAACTTAGGCGTAACTCAAGTAGGATGGGATAACACAGTGACTGGGGGAAGTAAAGAAGACTTCCATCAAGGTAATGTAACTGTAAGAAATATAGACCCTATTAAATTTATGAGGGACCCTTTTGCAATATCACTAGAAACATCTGGCTACTGTATGACTTATGACGATTTTCATAAATCTGTTTTCAGAAAGAACCCTAAGTATAAGGAAAAGTTTGAGTTGTTTGAAGCTAAAGAAAGAGAAGCTGATACTTTAGATACTCCTAAATACAGACACCAGCAAACTCCAACTAAAGACTATTACACTCTAGTTGTTTTTTGGGTTAAGCATGGTGATGATATGTATGAGATTCACACAGTTAATTGTAAAGAAATACTCTATTGGAAAAAGATAAAGCCTGCAATCTTTCCTTTCGCATTGCTGTATTGTAATGAACCAGCAGGCAAGCTAGTTGGCTCATCTCCTGTTGCTCAGATATTTGCGAACAATGTTGCTTATAATTTAATGGATTCAATAGCACTTACGGCCGAACTTAAAAACCAAAGACCTCCAAAATTTATATCCTCTGAATCAGGTTTAAACATTGACGCATTTTCTAAGCACGGAGATGAGGCCGACAGAACTTTTGTAGTTCGTGGGGATGCAACTAGAGCAGTACACTACCATCAGTTCCCTTATGTTTCCCCCTCTTTACCAGCTCTTAAAGAATCACTTCAGTTAGGGATGGAAACAGTGTCAGGAGTAGATGGAAGATATACTGGAAGGGATACTGGTTCAATTATCACGACTGGTGGAACTGAAGAAATGTTAAATAGAGTTACTATGATTGATACGCCTAAGATAACTCTATATGAGGCGTATACAAAACAACTCACTAAGCTTGTCCTTTTAAACTTGCTTGAGTTCGCTCCTGAGAGGACTTATTATGTACAGGAACCTAACTCACCTAAACATAAGACAATTAAAGTTCCATTCCAGGATATAGATAAGAAGATAGTCTTTAATTACGACATTAATATATCTTCAGAACTTCCAAAGAACAAACAACGTATAGCTCAAATGGCTAATATGTTGATGGAAAAACAAATGCAGTATCAAGAGTCAGGTTCTTCTGTACAGTTGATAACTGAAGAAGAATGGTTGATGATGCAAGACCTTCCTATGAAAGAGTACATGCTAGAGCGAATGGGTATTCAAAGACAAAGAGATTCTATCGAGGAAGTTTCCCAAGTACTCTTTAGCTATGCTGACCTTATTCAAAAAGGAATGTCACCTGATGATGCTATAATGGCAACTGCTTCAGGCTTAGACC